TAGACAAATTACTATACATGGTAGTGATTTAACACCATATATTAGAGAATTGTCTATAAGTGAAAGCATATTCAAACCATTTAGATCTGCTGAAATTCTTATCATTGATAACAATAATATTGCAAAGCAACTTAAACTTCAGGGCAATGAAGAAATTAGAATTGTGTTTGATGCTGGTTTCGGAAAAGTATATGAAACAAAGATGAGAGTAGTATCTCCAGAGAATGCAAACTATTCTCAAAACATGAGATATCAAGCTTTTAAATTAAATGCTGTAAGTGAAAGCTTTTTTAAAAATAAAACTAATACTGTACAAAAATCTTTTAAGAATATAACTGGTACAGACGCTATTAAAAAAATTCATGATGAATTAAAACTAGGTGGTTCTCTCAACATGTCAGCCAGTAAAGGTTATATAGGAGAAAATGAGCCTTATATCGTATCTAACTTAAATCCTTTTGACGCAATTCATGGTATAAGAACTAGAATAACTTCAGACAAATATAAAACTGGAGCTTATACTTATTTCGAAGATGGTGATGGCAACTTTATATTAAAACCATTAGAAGAATTATTCGATACTCTTCAACCACAGGCTAGATTAACACATAAACCAACCATGGGTGAAAGTTTCAATGACATGCATAGTCAAGGCTACAATATAATTGGTTTTCAAGAAGGAGCTTCATTCAATTCTGGTGGTAGATTTGATATAACTGATGTGTTAAATGCTAGAAAATCTGCTAAAGTAAGTACATTCAATACATTAGAAGCTAAGTATCAAGAAGGTAAGACGAAAGATCCAGAAGAAGCCAAAAAAGCCGGTAATTACTATGTTAGAGATACATACGATAGTCCTAATCCAAGATCAACTACACTGATACCTCACGATAAAAGACTAGAAAAAAATTCTGTACAAGCTGAGAAGAGTGATAAAGAACAGAGATTCATACAAGAAGTTAAGAATGGCCCTTCATGTACTATACAGGTGATGTTAGAATCCGGAATAAATTGTACAGTAGGTAAAGGTGTTAATGCTCAACTAACACAACCAGTAGGTGACATGACGGCTTTTAGTTCTGGCAACCAACTTGGCGGAGATATGTTAGTAGTAAATTTAAAACATAATATAAAATTTACTGAAGATAAACCGAAAGCTACTACTATCATGGAATTAGCTAAGGGTGGATATAATAAAGGAACCGGTTAATGAATTTTTTCTGGGCAGAAATAGTTGATGTAGAAAAAGACGATGAAAAATCCGGAAGAGCTAAGATAAGAATCTTTGAAGATCAAAGTCGTCTTAAAGATAGCGAACTAAGATATGCTAGACCTGTATTTCCAGTAACAGCTACTTCAGTAAAAGGTGCTGGTGCTACTCCTGGTTATCAAAAAGGTTCAAGAGTATTAGGTTTTTTTATCGATAACGATAATCAAATACCATACATTCTTGGTACTGTTCCAAGCGCTGGTAAACATGGAAGTTTAAGTCAAGAAGGTAGAGATATACCTCTTGGCATAGCAAAAGATCCTGGCAATTTTGCTATTAAGACTGAAGATATAAGATATATTACATCTGGTTCTTTAGAAGATAGAAAATTAGACACTAAAAGCATAACACAATATGCGAAAGTCGAAGCAAACGGGCCTTCTAAGTTTGCTGATGTTAAAACTATAGGAACACAAATACCATTTGGTAAAAATGCTACTGATCTTATTAAAAAAATAGATCCTAAAAATGCCGCCGGTGTTTTAGGTCAAAATGTTTTAAGTATGTTAAAAACTTTTCAAAATTCTCCTGCATCAAAATTACTCAGTATGGTTGGAGCAGCAAACTTTGCTGCAGTTGCAATTCAAATAAGTCAGAATAAAAAAGAAAGTAATAATAATAATTTAATAGACCAGTTATTAGCTTTACTTGATTTGGTTAATAACATATTAATTGTTATTGGGCAAGTAAAACCAATAGACGCACCAACTTTTAGAAGTAATACTGCTGTTATAAAAAGAGCTACTGATAATCTATCTAACTCTGCATTCTATCAAGACCAGTGTAATATTATAGTAAATTTAGGTAATTCTTTAGAAGAAACACCGAACGATAAGTTATTACAGCTTATTTCTATAATAATAACAGAGTGTCAAAGATTAAATAATAGTATTAATCAACAGATTCAAAGTTTGAAGAGATAAAAAATGGCAATAAAAAGAGATGAAGAGAGATTACCAAATACTACATTTAATGCTCAGTATTCTAAAGTTAGAGTAGAAGAAACACCGGGTGGTCATAAAGTAACTTATGATGATACTCCTGGTTCCAGAAGATATCGTTTAGAGCATCCATCTGGTACTTACACAGAAATATCAGAAGATGGAAAAGTAGTACAAGTTAATGTAGCTAATAGACATGTATATGATAAGGGTGGATTAACTCTGTCAATTCAAGAAAACGGTGATATAAAAATTGGTGGAAGTGCAAGATTATCTATAGGTGATGGAGCACACATAGAAGTTGGTGGTGATGCTGCAATAGCTATTGGTGGTGATGCTATCGTACATGCACATGGTAATTTAAAGATGGGTGCAGAAGATGTGTATGTTGGTGCCAGAGGAAATATGGATTTAAACTGTTCAGGCAATTTTAATTTACTTGTCGGTGGAACTACAAATATAGCTTCTGATGGTAATATGACACAATCTGCACCTCGTATAGATCTTAATAAATAAGAGATAAACTATGCCTGCAGTAGCAAGAAAAGATAGTGAAGATACGGTAGCATCTCCTGATGGTTCTGGTATTTGTTGTTCTAGTGCTTCTATTCAATCTACTGATAAAGGATCTAGCGATGTTTTTGTTAATGGTATAGGAGTTGTAAGACAAGGAGATGCCATGATAACTCATGATTATCCAGGGCCATGCTGTAATCCACATGCTCCTACTTTATCTACTTTCTCTTCTACTGTATTTGTCAATGGAAAAGGTTTAGGCAGAAAAGATGATGCTTATGGTGGTGATCATATCATATCTTCTGGTTCAGGAAATGTATTTGCAGGATAACTAAATGGCACGCTCAGACAAGTATACTAGTTTAACAAATAAACCAAGTTATTATAGTGATTTTTCTAATAACTTAGATGTGAATCCAGCAACAGGATTCTTAGCAAAGATAACTAATGAAAATGCTGTAAAAAATTCTATTAAAAATATTATCCTTACTATTAATGGTGAAAGATTTTTTCAATCTACAATTGGTTCAAAGATCAACGCTTTACTATTTGAACCTATGGATAGCCCTACAGCAATAGCTCTAGAAAATACTATATCAGAAGCTATTAAAAATAACGAACCAAGAGCTAATTTAAAAAGCGTAGAGTTATATCCTGATCAAGACAGAAATGCATACTTAGTTACAATCATTTTTAGTATTATAAATATCCCTGAAGATATAACTTTTAATTTCTTTTTAAATAGAGTAAGATAATGGCTAACAGTTCAATAAACCTAGTAGGTTTAGATTTTGATGTTATCAAGAATGATTTTAAATCATATCTAAAATCACAAGATCAGTTTAAAGACTATGATTTTGATGGCTCAAATATGTCAGTGTTATTGGATATTTTAGCTTATAATACTTATAAGAATGCGTTTTATTTAAATATGGCTGTATCTGAAGCATTCCTTGATTCTTCTCAACTAGAAGCTTCTGTTTTATCACACGCAAAAGAATTAAATTATTTGCCGAGATCTGCAAGATCATCTAGATGTAAAGTAAGAGTTGATTTTCAAGCAAGTGGAGATACACAACCCTACATTATAGAAAAAGGATCTTCATTTACTGGTATCATAAAAAATGAATCTTTTATTTTTACCGTACCAGAAACATTAACTGTAGCTTCTACAAATACAACTTTTAGTTATGAAACATATCTTTATGAAGGTATTTTTCTAAAAGACTCTTATATAGTTGACACAAATATTGAGAATCAAAGATTTGTTATAACAAATAAAAATGTAGATACGAATAGTTTAGTAGTTACTGTATATGAAGATGGTTCTGATATTGGTGAAAATTATGTTCAGAGCACAACTCTTCTTGGTTTAAATTCTAATAGTAAAGTATATTTTCTTCAAGCTAGTGATTTAGGAAATTATGAAATAATATTTGGTGATAACATCATAGGTAAAAGCCCTAAAAATAATTCTAGAATAACTTTAGACTATAGAGTATCAAATGGTGAGAGAGCAGATGGTGTTAAAGAATTATCGATAAATTTTGATCCAACAAACGGTGATATTTTAGAAACACCTGAAGTAACTGTTACCGAAAATGCACTAGGTGGTATGCAGACAGAATCATT